TTATTTATTATTTTAAAAATTACATAGCTCTAAAACCAAGTGATAATGCTGTAGCAACTCTGTTGGGTTTATTACTAATTAAAATTACATAGCTCTAAAACCTCAAATATGTATTCGTAATTTATATAGTTTCTTGAAGTTTTACGTTCAATGGACAAAACCCACGCCCACTATCCAATCGAATTTCTTCTTTTGGAATACTTGTTACAGGATAAACATTTATTTATCCTGTATTTGTATATTCTCTCTTTCAATTACATCATCTCTGCAATTTTAGATATACTCATTACGAGCCAACATAAAGCCATTGCAGACCATGTAAATTTCTGCATCTTTCCTTTTACAGTAACAGCGTTTGCGATACTTAAAATGACTAATGCAATGTGCATTATCAGTAAAATCACAGTCTCACCTTCTAAAATTTTCACAAGAAATTCCGCATTCCTACGAACTTGATATTATGTTATTCTCTACTCAATCTTCTTCTCAACCACAACAATTGTATCATTGTGCCAACCACCATGTGGAACAAGTAGAATTTCCTGAATTTCAAATCCATACTTCTTACCAATGCCACCACTATTCCAACTACAAGTAATTACAATACCATCTTTCTTTACAATTCTTCCTATCTGTTCCTTCTGTTTAGACCAATATGAAGCTTGCGTTGTCTGCATGTTTACTGTCTGTCCAAGATTTTTGTAACATTCACTTACCTGTCGTGGCGAGTATGGTGGATCATATAACACTGTATCTACTGAGTTATCATCAAATATCTTCAAAAAATCCAATGCATCCATATGATAATCTGTGTCATACTGTGTATCTAAATCATTTGTAACTGTTGCTAATTTATTGCTATTAGCAAACGGATCAACAATCTTACCAGTTGCATATTTCTCAATTAATTCCTTAATTGGCTTAATTGAAAATGTGTTACTATTTGGCATCTGCCAGACTCTATTTATTATCATTATGTATCAGGAGTAAACGCTGCGTTTTCGGTATACCAAACCTCTTACTCCTTCCTGTTATGTTATTCTCTGTTACAACTTCATAAAACTCAAAATATGAGCTATAACATCAACAGTCCATCCGTTGCCAATTGCTTCAAATCTTCTTGTCTTAGGCATTGCTTTTACATTGCCACTCTCATCCATTCCAAACTCCGTATAATTGTCTGGAAGTGTCTGAAGTCGTTCAATCTCTAATGGACATGTCTTTTTATATTTTTCTCCACCAAGCCAAACATTAAATTTTGTTTCTGTTCTGCAACGTGGCACTGTTGGAGCTTTCTTATCTAAAAAGTACAGCCTGTCCTGCTGCGAATAATGACCTTTGCCACCAAGATCATATTTTATGTAATTCTCACACTTAATCATTGTGTTCCTGATTCTGTCATCAAAGTATTTGACTAAATCTGGATCATCACAGATAATATCTTTCACTAATAATCCTTTATCATCAGGAAGTGTGATATTTGGTATGTTCGTCCAATACAGACGTTTTCTTCTCTGAGCTGATAATAGCTGACTATCAATCATAATTGGTTGTACACCCAATTCCTCACTAATAGCGTCTTGAATCTCGTCAGCCATTCCATAATTGTTTTCATATAGGAAATATTTTGGATTTGTATTATTCTTTGCTTCCACAAATTTCTGAAAAAGTTTCCAACCTTCGCCTTCTGTATCAATTTCTCTCTTCAATTTTGCTGTTTTACTACACTTGGCTTTCGACCAGAACTGGCAAGGTGAACCACCCATTAATAGATCGACTCCATTAAAATCCTTGAAGTCGGTAGAAAATACGTCACCGTATCTTTTGATATCAGGATAATTATATCTACTGATTTTGATTGCATTCTCTTCAATTTCAAATGCGTTATACTCACTGACTGAAATATTGGCTTTATCTAATGCAACTCTTCCACAAGAGATTCCATCAAATAAACTTAATACTCGTAGTCCTTGAGAATTATTTTTTTCATTCGATTAGGCAGACGTGCCTATTTTCGAGTGATTTTTTTACAACAAAATAATTAAGAAGAAAGGAATTAAGCAGTAACTCCTAGGTAATTATGGTTACGTAACCTCTGTAAAATAGTGTATTTTGACAGAGAATAATGAAAAAAATATTTCTTCTGTCACACTATTTTTTATTATCTTATAGACAAATGAGCCTATCTCTGTAAAAAATGGCGACAGCAAAAACCATAGTATTAATAGTCCTATAATGACCAAAATCATCAAAACTGGCATTTTTAATCCTCCTTTATCTCAACAATAAATATTTTAACCAATCAGGTATATTAGCATTTACGACCATGCTGAATATTTCAATATTTACTAATATAGCGAGTATCGCAATTACTATAAACATTCCTATAATGAACAACTTATCTTTCATATGTATTTATTCTCTCCTTGCCAACTCATATATCCAAGTATTAACAATTTCTGTAAATCATTACCATGAAAACCTGTTACATCGCAAAACGCACCAAGTATTTCTGTATCTTCATGCGTTATTGCATGATAATTTACGCTGTTACATTCCTCTAAGTGATTCATATTTCCATTTTGGAAAAATGTATCATGTAATATTTCAAATTCAGTATTCATCATAATCTATAACCTCTGATTTTTAGCAATTCTTTTAATCTTCATATTCTCTGGAATATCCATTGGTCTGAAGTCAGATCTTATAATCCTTGATATAATTACCGGCTTAACACCGCATTTTGTGTAGCACATGACTATATCTCCTACAGATATATTCTCTACAAACATTCTCCATTTTTCAGAAGTCGGAACTCTCCAAACGTATTCTTTATTACTCTGCTGATTTGGATGCCTACCATATATGTATGTAATTATTTTATTTTCTCTTTCATATTCATATCTATATTGTTTGACATCTTCCACATCAAACTCTTTAAGCACTAAATATCTTATGTATCCATCTACTAATTCTTTTTTATGGTTAATTATAATTGGCTTGTCCAGCTCCCCATGTTCTATAAAATATCTCTTTACTCTATTCATCTTTGTCTCATTTGGTACAGACTTTTCTAGGTAATCTGGGATTATAATATTCGTGAGTTTCATATTTTATTTTTGTTCTCCTTTATGTATTATGCATTTGCCATCTTATCGAAAGATTTCTTCATGAAATCATAATTTACTTTCTGTGAAGGGCTAAATTTCTTCTGATTTTTGTATTTATTAACCCATTCCTCAAATTTATCCTCATTTTCATTCTCACAAGCATATGCCATTAATGCGATTAGAGCTGTTTGGCATTGCTGATATATTGGAGCATTGACTTCAATTCCATTGTGGTCAAAGCAATAATCAACAAGGTCAGAGTAAGTATCAATGTCCTCATCTGTCGCTTCTGGATTTGCATTTTCCTGTACGAATGAGAGTGTTGATTTCTCGACATTATCAATTGTGTTCTCACTTGTATTATCCTCTGTTTCCGTATCATCAATATGTAAAAATTCATTCATCAATTTAACAAGTAAATCAATTTTACCTGTAATTGTTGCTTTTTTCTTGGTCTGCTGATCCTTGAAATCTGCCATAGACACACCATCAACTTCTTTATTTTTCAACTCTGAGTTGTATGTATTTAAAAACTCGACAAATAAAGAATCATCTAAGTTATATGTAGTAAACTTATCAAACACTGACATCCACATTGGTGTTGTAGTTGGAGTAAATAAAGCCTCTGAAAGTTTTTTATTTGTATCTCCCAATGCCAATTCTAAACGATTGAACTGAGAATTAAGTCTCATAAATTGCTGTTCTGTCGCATTTTCAGATACAAATTTATAAATCGAATCGAGGTTGCTTTTCCATGAGTTTCGGAAAAATAACAACATCATTGTTTCTGCGACTACTCGTTCAAGCTTTCCTTTAATCTCATTCGCTTTTGTAAACTTACCGCAATTTTTAAAGAATGAATTGTTTTGAGAAATCTGTTTAATATGATATACAGTCTTTGCCGAAATCTTTGTGATTCCACCTTGTTCTTTATTCATATCTGCACAGTTGTTATAATCTCTGATATGATCAGCTATCTGTTGATCTGTACAATCGAAAAATTTTGTCACATTAAAATTGAAATTGTTGAATCTCTTTTTTAATTCGTCAGGAAGATCATCATATTTTTTACCAATTACATCAATGACTTTCATCTCATATTTTGGCAATCCATCTTCATCAAGTATACGATTGCCATTATCATCTAAAATGTAGTCTCTATATTGAATTAAATGTCTTTCTGCTCCTAGTGCACCTATTTTGATTCTTCCCTCTTTAAATGCTTCTGCATATGACAATCTCTGTAATCCGTCTATGAGATAAGCAACAGTTAAGCCTTTCTTTTTTTGCTCACAAATAACAATTTCTGGAATTGGAAGGTTTGAAAGAACACGGCAGAAATATCTATTTGCTTTTTCAGGAGTCCACTGAAAAGGTTCACGTTGAAGAATATAATTGCAGTTCACATCTCCTGTCTTTTTGTCCTGTAACAAAGAATACATTGAGAATTTATCGGTTCTATAACTTTCAGATTCACTGATTTCAATAATTCTATCTTCCATTTCATTTACCTCCGTTGTATAATTTCCATCATTTTTATTTTTTGTAAATAAGCAAAGTCCTTTATTCATCTTAATTGACTTCATTGCATTATTATATTCTCCATTAGAAATATTTAATTTTTGTTTTATTTTATCAGCAGAAAAATTTTTCATCCGCAAAACTAAAATGTTCTTCTGTACTTTTGGTAAAGAGCAAAGAAATTCTTCGACCTTTTCATCAACATTAAAATTGAACCGGCTCTCATCTTCTACATTAAAATCTGAAGCGACTTTTTCAGTTAAATCATTATCTTCTTCAGTAGGAACATCAAATGAAATATCTGGAATAATAATAGGTTTTCCCTTTTTACCTGTTGTAATATTTCCATCTTTATCAACTTTTACTATCTTCCCTTCTTTATCAATTAGAAGATTTTTTCTTTTTCCTCTCTGATAGTTGTCTCTATACCAATCAATTACCGACCTTTTAATATTGTTTGTAAGATAAGTTAAGAAACTTGCACCTTTAGAAGAATCAAAATTAATGGCACTTTCCATTAAAACATCCATTGCGTCATCATATAATTCATCATGTTCATGAGTAGGAATTCCGTATCTAAAAAATGCGTTGTAGCTGATTTTCTTTAATTTTGACATATTATTTTCACAATATTCGTTAATCATCCCTAATTGTTGTGGTGAAAGTTTTTTTAATTTCTCACGTAATATTTCGTCTTTCATTCAATGCACCTACCTTATATTATATTTTTATTGGATAATGCTCATCCAAGGTTTTGAGCCTTGTATGTTTCCATTCAAAACAAATGAGCATCCGTTAGTGGATTAAACTACAATAGAACTAAACAGCTATTGTTCTGCTCTTACAAGGTAAAATTTATGTACAAAGAAACAAGTACCTTGTGTTCTGCACTTACATCGGGTGTGATTCAGTGCATAGCAGAGCTAGTTGGATTCGAACCAACGAATACAGCAGTCAAAGTGCTGTGCCTTACCGCTTGGCGATAGCCCTATAATTTATTAAATTTTGATTAAATATGTGAAAATTATGCTGAATTGCTTGAATTTAATTGACAGAATGTCAATTTTTATGTATTATAACTATAAACGTATTCTCGTACGTTTAACAATTCAACTATATTTTTCAAGGAAAGTCGAGCTAGTGTTCCCAGCACTATGATGCTCGGCTTTCTCTTTTTTGTATCTCACATTTAATATAATAGAACGTTCGTTCGGTTTTGTCAATACTTTTGTCGAACATTCATTCTATTTTTTATATAATATCACATTACGAGTCCCAAATTCTGCCCTCGTAACTATTTTCTTGAAAGAATTGTATGTAAATATCCCCTTGGTGTTTCTTCTTGGATTTCTGAGAAAACTCTAAGTCCGTTGGAAAATTCATCACATACCTTTGCGATGCTCGCAGCTTCTTCCAAGATATTTGTGCAGTCGCAAAACTTCTTTTTACAAAATCCAACATTCACATCAGGCTTTGCTAAATCCTGCTTTGCTACTAACACAACTGCATCTTTTTTCGCAAACTTCTTTGCCTCTTCTAATGTCATTTTAATATATTCCATGTTAAGCCTCCTCTAATTGTCCGAAATTAGCGTCATACACTGCTTTAATCTTTTTCTTCTCTTGTAATTTAGTGATAGTACCTAACTTCTTAATTATTCTCTTTTTTGAAACCTGTCTGACGCACTCGCCAAGAATCATTGAGTCTTTGGTTAAGCCTTTATTTATATCTTTATAGAAGAAGGAATGTGTTGGCTGCTGAAGGTGTTTTATCTTGCTTGTAAACGGCATCACAATAGTTGTATCAGAGTAGATATTTCCGTATGCGTTCTGAATAACAACTGCTGGTCTTATACCGCCTTGCTCACCTGCGAATTCAACTTCTCCAAAATCAATCATTAATATATCAAAAGTGTTGATTTCCATATATCACTTTCCTCCCTTCTAAAAGTTCTTTACCTCTTGATAGTTTATATTATAGCGTATACGCTAATTATTGTCAACACTAATTATTGCAGAGACTATAAAAATTTGGTAAAATGTATATATCAAGGAGGTTTTTATGCAAATAACACTTAATGAAACCCTTAAAAAGATGAATAAATCACAATATAAATTAGCACAAGAGACAGGAATAGCTTCCTCTACAATAAATAAACTTTGCAATGGTAAAACAGATAGTATCAAATTTGAAACACTTGAAAAAATCTGCCAGAATCTTAATTGCAATATAGAAGATGTGATTCATCTCAACTAAATATAAACGCTGTCTTTTCCTTATTTTCTCTTATGTGTTCATCTTCAAGGCAAGCATAACGCTCTGTTATTCTTAAATCGCTATGTCCAAACATACTTGATACTTCCATTAACGCTTGTGCTTTGTCGTCAGAACACTTAATATATCTATTTGCCATAGTCTTTCTAAGCCCATGAGTTCCTATTTTCTGCGTTATTCCAGCTTCTCTACGAGTCTTTTCCATTATTGAATACCATGCCTTTTCAGTCATTTTTACACCTTTCTGCGATGTAAATATATAATCATTTAGATTAATATGAGAAGAGTATATTTTCCACTCATACCACTGATTAATAGCAAAGATGAAATCTGCATTCCAATACAAATCTATATGTTTATGACATTTTTTTGTCTTTTCAGGTACATATTCTCCTTTTTCTTTTATATTCCATGATTTATCATAAATATCAGACCATTTTAAGTTGCAAAAATCTCCACCACGCAGTCCAATATTAATTGCACATACAAACATTGTTAAATTTCTCAGATTTATTGTATACTTGTTTTCTGTAGTAGAATTATCAGTCTTATACTTAAATACATTGTATACTCTCATAATTTCATTTTCCGATTTGAGACACCACATTTTTGTTGATTTTCCAATGTTTGTTTCTTTTTTATCCTGGTTAATAGGGAAACTAATAATTCTTCCTTCATAACTAATTTGTCTTTCAGCTAACATATTAATCAACCACCTTTCCTACATACATATTCTCCGTTTGCCATTCAGGTAAAAGTTCATTATTCTCATCATAATATTTTGACTTAATTTTCTTTGCATATTCCATTCTTTCATCAAAATCATCGCACCACCTAACTTCAAGATTTTTAGTTCTCATTTGTAACTTTGTACATAGGCAACACAAGTTTTTTACATGATCCTTTTCTCTCATATTCGGTCTACGAATTTTATCACCAACTTGATTTTTACTAAGATATCTTAAGCAGATAAACTCACTTGCTCTGCTCGTATTGTCGTGTCGTTTACTCATAATTTTATTTACCTCGTTTTCTGTACTAAAAAAGAAGCAGTTAATTCCTGCTTCTATTGCTTATTTCTATATTTAATTCGCTTTCAATAAGAAAGCAATTTTTCATTTGATTAATGCATCTACATCAATATCTGTTTTAAAAATAACAAACGATCCTGGTTTAATTAATCTATCAGTTTTCTTAGTAGCTTCTCGCCAATCTAATCCTTCATAATCTCTCTTTGAAATTTCGATGAAATCAGTTTCGTAAATTTTCTTATGAGTCTTTTCTATATCAACACATTCACTACTATTCAGTTCTGGTCTTCGTATTTTTACAATATACATATCATATTTTGTGTCGATTATAAGCACACTTGCCATTTCACAGATTCTTTTATTTGGTAACATACTTATAAGTTTTGTTTTAATATCTCCAATATCCTCTTTATATAAATGTGGCTCATAAACACAATCTATAAAGCTTCCAACTATCTTCATATTAGTTGTCTCCTTTCACATGAAGGCATTTCTTTGGATTTAATACCCAAGTTTTTGCATTCTTTCAATATTAAATTTCCAATAAGTTATTACTGATGAACCATATTTATTTATGGCATCTTGTCTTAATCCTTCACTTGTGAAAATTAATTCAAGATTTTTTAAATCATTAAATAACTTCTTACTCATTCTAGGATAATGACTATCAAATCCTTTACGAACTTTTTGTGTAACAATTTGATAACAAGCTCCATTATCTAAAATTAGATCTTTGTTATCAATCTCAATTATATCTCTACCAACTTTTAATTTTATCATTTTATTATCATCTCCATTCTATTCACAAAGAAATCGTCATTTCTTATTATATTTTTCTGCACATCCTTTACAGTAGAATTGATCCTCAATTCCATCATAAAATCCATCGTCATAACTACCTTTTACGCATTTTATATTGCCTGTCCCATCTTGCTTTTGTTCTGTTAGAATGAATTTTCCACATTTACAGCACATAATATCCCATTGCTCCATTTATTTTACCTCTTTCAATCTTCCAACAAATTCTTAGTACCCATTACACATACAATAATACTTAACAGCAGGTTCTCCACTAACATGGCGATACCCTATTTCTCTTATTAGTCTTAAACCTGAATTATACCGCTCGTCATTTGTAAAATTATCTTTTCTTGCCAATTCATTTATAATTGATTCCATTTGTATTCTCACTTCCTGCTTCATTATACTAATTTCCGACAAATCATACTGCTCAGCCATTCTCTTAAATTCATCAGATAATCCAGTCATTTGTGATAAATCCTCAATGGCTCTTTCCATATGTTCATAAGCAAGATCCAAATTATTCCATACTGACTGCAAGTTATTTTGCGTTTTATTAATTCGGCTCATTTATATTACCTCATTTCTTCTGCTCGTCAATCAAATCTAATACTTCACACAAAGTTTTATATCTGCCTTCTTCCAAGCCGTTCATATTACGATTTGATGTTTCATTTTCTAAATCTTCAATAAGCTGCTCAACTTTTATTCTTAATTCGTCCACTGTTATACCTCGCAATTCTCTTTCCAATCTCTTTATCACTTGGGCATTTCTGTAACTGATTTATTGAAACATGTCGCTGTTCAATATAACCATCTTCCATTTCAAAATCAACATCTGCTTCCTCATTCGTTTCCCATGCATAATCTACAAATGTTCCAAACAATTTTAAATTTTTATGAAATACTCTATCACCTTTCTTAAATTCCATTTATATATATCACCTCTTATCTCTCAGTTACAATTAAATTCTCTATATCATACCTGCAATCAATCCAATGTTCATATAATCCAATGTTTTCGTCTGTTGGTTTCCTTGTTTCTGATGAAATATAATTATCAAATTTAACGATTGCGTTATACATTTTCTTAAGGTCTTCTTTTGTGATCTCGTCAATACTTCTAAATTCTTTCACTATATTACCTCTTCTAATCTACCAAGTAAATCATTCTTTCTTTTTATCTTTGTAAAAAGTAAATATAAAACCATTTTGGATATCCGTCTTGCCAAAATTCACAATAATGCCTATATCTGCTTACTTTATTCTCTTTGTATAATTCTGCGAGCAGCCTACCAATTTCAGGAACTTTCGGTGCTCCATATAGATACCATTCTATTACTTTCGGATTAAATTCATTTATATATGCGTTTACAAAATTCTCTGATACAACATCAATAAACCCATCTTTGTGTTGTAACATATAATTGAGTATCCATTGCTTTTTGCGTTCTTTTATAGCATATCACCTCCAAGGAAAGTTAAATTTACTTGCCTCTATGTTCTATGAACCATCTATCAGCTATAGTATGTGTGAGTTCTATTTGCGTCATAATTACAGTATTCGCACCAAAATCTTTTTCATATTCTGTTTTAATCTTCCCAAGCTCTGTATTTTCGTCAAATCCACCGTTCTTTTCTGCATCAAGAAATTCAGAATAAAGAGTCTTTAATTCTAAGTCTGTTTTTGTTTCAAAAATATTTACATGCATAATGATCATTCTCCCTTTTCCAAAACGTTTAATTCTTTTGAATCACGAAATAACATCAAGTCATCTTCTATATCATTATGGTATCCATGATTATAAGCATATTTTCCAAAATCTCTAATTATTTTTGATCTTGTTTGTAAGTATAAATCTATGTCCATTTTTCTTACGTCTTTACGTTGTTCTGACGTTACAGATCCATTTCTCGTAAAGATACACACCTGATCATTATTTACTTTGACTACATTACATGGATACCAATTTTCTCCAATTCTAAATTCATACATAAAATTCCAATTTCCATTACACGCTTCTAATGTCATATATCACCTCTCGGAACTTAGATTTCAAGTCCATTTTCCATACATTTTTCTGCAAATTCACTTGAATTATTTCCGACAATTTTTCTATAAATATGATTCCAGTCGGTATTTCCAAATGCTATTTTCACATCACCTTCAAGATATGCGTTAAATGTATCAGATTCATCTTTGCTTAAAACACAAGTTTTGTCCTTACAAACGCTGTCAAATTGTAACAATAATTCTAGCTCTGCAATTTCTGTTTTCAGTTTTTTCATATACAACAACGCATTGATAGCATTGTCTTCATAATTTGATTGTTCAATGTTTTTCATATCAATTCTGAAATATTCTTGTTGATTTTTCAAATCTCGCTTTTTAGCAGCTAATCGCTGTTCCAATACATCATTCATATTATTCACTCCTTCCACAAGAAAACTTGGTTTCCTGCTATTTTTCATAATAACTACATGGTGCTTCACATTCTCCAGAGGACGTACATGCAGGATTTTTACCACACAATCCATTTCCTAGCATATATTTACACCCTTCTTTTCTTGTACTAATATTTCTCGAACCACAATTATTACAATGATATGATTTCTCTTTTTCATCATATCGAATATCCATATTTCCGCAATCCAAACAAATCATATTTTTATTCTCCAATCTTCTAATAAATTTATTCTAATCCAATCATTTTCTCAAAATACATTGCTGCTTTACCATTTCCACCCTCATGTTTATATCCAATACATCCAATCAATGCAGAATCAAGAGATAAATATGAATGGTTTGTATCACTGTAGTTAATGTATCCATGATAATATGTTTTCTTATCTCTTTTATCAATATACTCTACAATCTGATATTCTCCAATGCAATGTATTTTAATCACATTGCCCCATGTAAATTCTTTTTCTATAAGTTCTAACTTTTCTTCATGTGTTGCTTCTCTTACATCCTCGTCTGTAATGGTATTTAACTCGCTAAAATAGCAACTTCCATAATTACACGGATGGAACTTAAAATCATTTTCGCTTTTTACTACTGTTCCAATCTGATTTTTGTATACAACAATGTCTCCGTATTTCATGTGCATCACTCTCTTTCTTTATTATACACTACTTTCTTTGAACTGGAAAGTATAAGACAGTTTCCATCACATATATAGCGTGGAAGTTATGTAATTATGCTTTAATTTCTGGTGTAGTCTGCTGAAACATTTCTGTTGGTGACTGGTTATATGCTTCACACATAGCACAAAATGTTTTAATAACATTATCCCATTACTTTCCTCTACCCACTGAATGAATGGTTTTCCACCTCTCTGTTTTAGACAGATTCCATATTTGTACTGAAGGTTTTTGTAAAGTTCATTCCAAACATTTCCAAACGGAATACCTGTCACAGCAGATAATTGTCTAACACCTGCATTTAGTTTACTTCTATCAGACCATGCAAGAATCCCACCTGCCAATGCTTTGTTGTCATTTTGTAGCTTCTCAATATGTCTATTCTTAAACGCTACAAGATTTGCTGATGCTATTGCAACTGCATTTGCATCTCCACTTGCTACAGCCATTCCAACACTGAGCATTAACTTCTGTTCTTCTTCAATATCTTCTATTTTAGTTTCCGTTGAAGTCTTTTCTTCTATATTAAGAAGCTGATTTCTAACCTCTCTTGCAACCTCTGAATCCCTAAGTAACATTCCAACTCTAAGAATCGCTCTACGAGGGAATACTTTTTGCCCTCTTGTTGGAAAATCAAGAATGTTTCCATCTTTAAATATAAATGTTACTTTTCCTTTTGATGTTTTCAAACTTTCATATTGCAAGTTTGAAAGATCCTTGTATTTTACAACTTTCATACCATCAGTTTCTAATTCGTCAGAATGTCTGCTGTATACTGCCACTATTGCTTCTTCTCCAACTTCATAAAATTCAGCAACTTGTTTTACTGTTGCAAGTTCTGTTCCTGGTAAAAGAAGTAATTCCTTTACCTTGTCCAATACTTCATATCTTCCAACGCACTTATCTCTAAGCTGTCTGTCATCGAGTAATGGATTTTCCTTTTTCCTCTGTTCCTTTGTTAATCGCATATCGTATTTTCCTTCCTATATATAAAATTATTAATTATTACCTAATGTGTTATTCTCTTTTTCCCAATAAAAAACCACTAACATTAATTAAATGCTAGTGGTTAGTGTGTTGTATACTGTCTTATTCATCCTTTACAGTATACTTTCCTCTGTTATATTGTTTCATTGCATATGATTTTCCATGTAGTGTTATGTCTTTACTAAACTCGCCCCAATCTGTATGATAACCATCTGGTGTCGTATTATGATTGACTCCCCATTCATCTAAGTGTGACATTCCATATACTATAAGCAAAAATACTATAAAACAAACTGCATTTACCATCTCTTTACCTCCGTTTATCTGTTAATCATCAACTATTACTATATTACTATTATATCACTATTAATAGTATCAAATATCTCATAGAAGTTCTCTGTATAAATTCCTTCCAATTTATCGGCTTCCTCATACTCATTAAGGGCATATGTTGCAGCTTCCAACGAATCGAAACTATCTATGAAATTTCCACCTTGTCTGTCTCTAATTTGAAACATATAATCACCTCCATTATATTATTCTCCATAAAAAAAACAGACAACCTTTCGATTGCCTGTTTCAAGTCATATATTTATTTTACAGTACTACAATACATACATTATATAGTACCATTTTCCTTCAATTTCCACACATCCCCAATCAGTACAAGGTTTATGTGTTCTGACCATTTCTCTTACCATGTCAGAATATCCATCATCTGCACAACAGTTATCCCATTCTTCACAGTACCCCTCAAGACCTTCCTCTAAATCTCTGTATATAGTCGTGCCGGTTTCAAGATACTTCTTTGCTTCTGCTTTTGTACAGTTATCTTCGAGAAGAATGTCCATATCATCAGGAATGACCTCTATTCCATCTTCAACTCTCATTCCATCCGCTTTGTACTCTAAATACTCTCTAAGATTATCGACATCGTCAGCATTTTCCCATTTGTCATGCATCTCTTCACCAAATATTTCAATGTCTGGTTCAAAAAAATCTTTAAGTTCATCAAAACTCATTTCCTTAGTATATTCAGCCTTATTGTCTATGTCAAACACTCTATACTTCATAATACATACCTCCAATCATAAATCCATTATATCAATTCCAAATTCTGATTTCAAGACATTCTCAAAATCTGGATCAATCTCACAGTATCTCTTAATAAATTCATTGTTATTGCATGGTGCAAGTTCTCGATGCACCTGTTCTCTTACATCGCCGTTCATAAATATTGCAATTGCTGGCATCGCATATTTACTTATTTCCATTTCATCAACCTCTTCTCTAAGGAAATTTCCGTTTCTTCCTAATCGCTAATCGGTAGCCAATTTACAACCGCTGGCATTTGAATTAAGCTTTCTGTTTTCTGTATATCTTTTTGCATTTCTTTTATGTCTTCTATAGTTGGTGGAATATTTTTAAAATTATATACCGCACTATATATTCCGTTTTCCGTACAAAATATTACTAAATGTTTCATACTTGTTTTCCTCACTTTCCGCAGTAAATCATCGTTTCCTTGGATTTTTCCAACCCATTCGTCTCTTTTCATTCAAATCTTTATTATATGGACATTCTGGAATTTTGCATTTACCACACCATCCAATATCACTTGCAGATTCACGATCATATGCTTCATCATAATCACAAAGTTCGTGATCTATATTTTTTGTTTTTCTGCTCATAATAACAACCTCTCTTTTTTTAAGAAATCCTCATTTCATTGTTTATGCAACACATAAGGTAGCTGCAATTTCAAATTCCTGTCTTGATAGTTTAAATGGAATTTGTTCATCTTTTTCCTGTAACACAACATAATCTTCAGTTTCTTTGAGCAATTCACAAGTTTCTCCATCCATACAGGGAGTACCATTATCGGTTTTCAAATCAAACCACTCCTTATCTCCATCTGTTTCCTTTTGAATATATCCACCATATTCCAGTGGTACATATTCCTCTTCATTGTCAAAACCTGTTAATGTATTAAATAACATTGCTGTACTTACTGTATACTCTTTCATAATTTTTCCTCCATTCTACTTATAACAACCTATTTTTTCATAAACACCAATGCAAAGTTCCTTGTCAGAATATCCAATATCCTGAAATTCCAAATATCCATCAATCATTTCCCACGGATAAGGATAACTTCTACCTATAAGCTCTTTTTCAGGAATTTCTTTCATAATTCTGATGTCAAGTTTATAATCGTCATCTAAGTCGTTTAAAATTTTTCGTAGTTCTCCAACAGTTTTAATCATTTTTCCTCCATTCTTCTAAAGAAACTCTTGTTTACTGTGCTATTTAATAACTATTATTTTGTAAAATATTCAACACTCTATCCTGTAATTCTCTCGATGTATCAACTGGACTATCAATAATAGCCTGACACACTTTATCAATTTCTTCTTGTCTAAAACAGGAAGCATTATCGCTTTTACATAATTCACTATAAGCTAAATCAAAAGCTTTTCTTAAAGGTGTTTTTGTTCTTGCTTTCTGCGTTTTATCACAATCTTCTAAAAACTCTTTTAAAATTTCTCTTGCTTCTTCCTTATACATATATCATCACTCCATTTCTTTTAAAATTCTTGCAAACTCTGTATGCATTTCAAGTTCTTTTTGTTCACAATAAATAAGTCTTTTCCAACCTTCGGATTTCCTTTTCTCTTTTGAGAGTTCTTTCTGATATTTCTGTATATGTTCTTTATTGACTTCTATCATTCGCAAACAATTTTCCAAAACTTCTTCTTTAGTTCCACATTGATTTACTGGAAGTCCCCATGCACTTTTATGATCCATTTCTGTTCCATAACCATAGAAAGTATCGCTATACTTTGCTAAAATAAATTTACTACCCATTCCAGTAAGCATTTCAGATAATACCGTCATATAATCACTCTCCCTTACCACTCAGGTTCTTTATTAATCAACCCTAAATAAAATTCATGCTTTGCTCCATCGTCAAAATGTTCTCGTAGATCAGTCAATGTTTTTATTCCATTTTTTAACGATTCATAATCAGTAAGTACCATATCATCTGTATATTTTGTATACTCGTTCCTACCAATGCTCAATCTAAAAGTTTCACCTGTTCTAACCCAACCCCATTTCCCTGTGTTTTTTGCTATCGGATAAGCACCTATCATATACCCATATAAGTTTGGGAATGCTTTTGTATTTTCACTATGCCAATCTTCAAGCTGTATTTTCGTTCCATCTGGTAAAATTGCTTTGTCAATTATTTTCTGCATATCAGTCACCAATCCTTTCTCTCCATTTCTTAATTCTTACGAGATAACTTACATTCTCTCTGTATGTTTTCAACTGCGCTTTTGCATCTGCATAGTCTTCACAATTACATTCAATATCCCATCCATAACCACAATTTCCTTCAATTGCATAACAATCTTTTGTTTTTCTCTTATATGCCATAATCACTCAATCTCCTTAAATTTCAATATATCCTACATATCTATCTTCTTCTGTATCATATACTTCCGCATATACATTTCCATTTTCCATTCCCCATAAGAATGTAATTTGATAATATCCATCTTCTGTTAAGTCGTAATTTTCGTGAATATTAAGACGATTTCCATCTCTTAGGCAAGAAGTATTATTATATACATCTTCTGCACTGTCTGAAAAATCTCTGTTAAATTCAAGCAGTTTTTCAGCCATTTGCATTGGCGTGTGTTCATACTTTTGTATTTTTCCCATTTATTTTTCTCGCTTCTGCTTATATTCCTTGTATTCATTAGGATAGAATAATGATATTACTGTTATAAGGTTGCAATGCAGCGCATCAGCCCATCTAAACATCGTTGTAATATCAGGATTGCATTTTCCTTCTACTCTTACCCATATATGCTGTTTTTCCATTCCGACAGCCTCACCAAAACTCTCCAATGTGGGATAGCCTTTATACATTAGATAGTCTCTGATTTTCTGCTTCTGTTCCAATGTCCTATTACTTTTTATCATATATTTCCCTCCTTTAACCAAGGCTTATATGTATCAAAAACAAAATAAAAATGTTCTCCATAATCTTCTATAGCATCTTCTGAACGTTCTAAATCATTAGCTTTTGCCACATTTATAATATTATTAATGATCTCTTTTCTGGTCTGGTAATATGTTTTATTTTCCATCATTGGTACTCTGTATTTTACCAATATAATTATTTGATAATCCCCATCGTAAAATCCGCTCAAATCAAAATCCACATCTACTATACCATTGATTTTTAACAAGCTATTTTCAAGCTTTTTACAATTATCATAGATATTGAATTTCCTAGCATTGTAAATTGTTCTATTTTTCATATTATCACTTCATTTCCGTTTTGTTTTCCATCTGCTTATATGCCTCTACTAATTGGTCTAATGTATCATAGATTTTGTTGTAGCCTTTATCCTCTAACATATTATCTTTACTTAGCATATAATCATTAATTGCATAGCCTATTAGTTGTCCATTCATCCGTACTCTTCCAGGTCTTAATATATGCATATATCCTCTGTTATTAATATACCAGTATATTTTATATACCTTATTTAGATATACTTTATTAGGGATATAAGCTTTTATATCACCCATTACACGTTCCATTGTATCAAGGGCTTTCCCACTATATACACCATTCATTTAATGCCTCCATTCCGCCTTTTATCCTGCTATCAATAATTCATTAATGTTTTCCATCATTCCATTATTAGTAGTTATATTTATCGGCAAAACTAAAAATAGATAATCATCTGCTTCGATTTCCATTGGTGATTTTGAAGTAATGAATTTACAATTAGCTGCATCTGCTCCAATAGAATGTAAAATTGTAAAGCATTCTACAAGATATGATGGGTTTATACCAATGTAAAAATCATTGCTCATTGTGTTATTTTCCGATTGTATCAATTCCAATGATTCACACTTTGAACTAATAAAATATGTATATAAATTTTCATTTTCAGTATGTAATATTAGTGGGCTATGCTCCTTTTTTAACATTGGCTCTGCATATTTAACACTTTCCAGAATGTCCTTACAATTAATATCTATGCTGTAATTATAATCTGTATATATCATTGGTTTAATTTTGAAATAAGCTCCCTCTATAGCATTTACCATATAAATAAAATCTGTTCCACTAACTTTTATATAATCTTTGTTCTGGTAAAAATCGACTTCTGCCTCTGATTTAAAATCTAAAATTTTCTTAAATACCGGCAAGCATACATTTTTTAACATGAGATTTTCTGCTCCGTCAATCGTGCGTACTCTATTATTGAAATATCTAATACCAATTTTGTATCCGTCCACTGCTTCAACCTGCTTGTCCTTAATATTAAAATTAAATGCTTGTTGGAGCTTGTTTAGATCATTTGTTGTAGTAAACTTTGATAAATTGGTTACTGTTTCCAATAGCCAAGCTTCATCCGTAACTAAAAC